ACAGCAACCAAAGGTGGTCCGCCTGCGCCGCCGCGAGTCTCGCTGAATGATGTCGCCTGAGTGCCGGCCGCTGCAGCAATGGTTCCGGTGGAATCAACGGTGATCGAATAGACGATGTGAGTGCTGGTTGACGTAGCCCTAGCCACAGTCAAATCCGTTTCAGCGGATGCTGCTACAACGGCGCCGCCGATGTTGGCCGTCAGGGCGCTAACGTCCACCATGTTGTTGGTGCCGGAGGCAGCAACAGACACATTGCCACCAGTCACAAGGCCGTTTGGACGAATGACCGGCGCAAAGCCTGATCGCCGGGACCAGAGTGCGGCGCCTGACTCAAAAATTGTCGCATCGCCAGAATCAGAAAGCGCTCCCATAGCAGACTGGTTCTGTCCGCCCTCGTATTGAATCTTCGCATTTTCAGCGTTTGCCATGATCTTTTCTCCGGGTGCTGAGTGCCCATATCGGGCGGTTTTCGGACACAAAAAAACCCGCTCAGTGGCGGGCCTTGTTTGCTCTTGGGTTTAGGGTTATTGCGTGAAAGGGGTTGTTGCCTGGGTCTGGTAAGCAATTTCAAAGCTGGCCAGAATCGCTATCTCATCCTGTCCCGGCTGCGGGTAATCCACCGTCGATTCTACGTAGTTGATGCGGTCGGCAAGACCCCCCAGGGTAGGATCATCGTTCAGAGCGTCCTCAAGCAGATTGGCCAGCATTTCGTTGGCCTGCTTGCTCGCGCCCTTGGTGCGATCAAATAATTCCATCGCGCCGACACTCAGACTCAGTGACAGATTCAGAGTTCCGTAAGTTGTTCGCTCGGCTTCCTCGCTGAAATCCCAGACGGTTCGCGCTGGAAGTTGAGAGTTGCCGTCAAGCTGAAGCGCTCGGTCTGCACTAATTCGTGTGGCAAAAGCCGCCACCACCTGTTCGCGTATGCTGTCAGGCATCAGAAGCCCCTCAATGCTGTATCAATGTTTTTATCAACTTCGTCAGACAGAAACTCGTTAAGGGGGCCGGAAATATCCGCAATCACGTCGTCAAAGACTTGCGACAGGGATGGCCCATAAAGAACCTTGAGCTTTCCGCCTTTTGGCCCGGTTGTTCTGCGCCTGGATGCAATGGCAACGCGTCCGCTCCCGGGCAAGATTAGATAGAAAGGCTTGCCCTTCGTGTCCGATCCTCCGGTGACAACCTTGGCGCCGCTGCTCGGGTCAACCTTAACCTTGATACCTCGCGCCGGAACTTGTGGCGGCCTGATCCAGCTAACGCTGTCGCCTGAAATCTGACGGTTGGTCGAGAACCGGGAAAGCAGCAAGCCGCGGATCGGGGTGGAAACGCCCGCCTGCAGATTGCGGAAGCTGGCCTTCCGGATCTTCAGCCTATCTTTTACATAGGCCGCTTTCAGATTTACCTGTTTTCTGACTTCCCGGCTGCCATCCGTCCGCGCTTTCTGAGCGGTGCGGTTCAGGCTTCGGGTCAGTATCTTGGGCGCCTGGTCCTGAATCCCGTTGAGCAGGATTCGCAGTGAGCCCAGGCTGGCCCTGTCAATTCTTGCGCCGGTCATTGCAGCAATACCCTCACCACATGGCCGTCGTCGCTGTCCAACTGGTCCACAACGTAGACGTTGGAGCCTTCGGTAATAATGTGCCCCCGCTTCGGATCTGGTATTTCAGATTTCAGCAGGTTGGCGATATTTCTCAGGGTGGCCATTTGCGTGTCATACATGCTGACCGTTTCCACGTTCCGCTCGATCACCACGCGAGTTGATACCACGCTCCCTGCGGTGTCGTCGTAGGTACAGGCACCGCCAAGGATCTCAAAGAACCCGGGGTCTGCAATGTTCAGCAAGTCATCAAAATGGCTCATAGAAAGAGAGGGGGACTTGCGCCCCCCTTCCTCATCAAGCGACGGTATTAGCGCCGACGTTGATTTTTACCAGCACGGTGGTGTCGCCGTTGCCAGCCGCTTCAACTGCCACGCAGCCACCGGACAGGTCGCCGGTTGCTGGCGTTGCCAGATTGTCGTCAAAGGCGCTTGCGGAAACGTCATAATTGACCGTCTCGCCTGCCGCGATAACCGCAGCAGATACCTTGGGCAGCGAGTAAACGCCGCTGATTCCAACCGGGCCGACAGAGCCGTTGGCAATATCGTTGTGTGCCACGCCAACCAAGCTCCCAACAACCACAACGTCGCTGGAAGCAATGTCGGCACCTGCGGTGTAATCAATAACATCACCCGCCTGAACAAAATTTGTAGCCATGATTCAGCCCTCCAAAGGCTTTGAAAAAAGAGTGTGGCCGTTAAGCCCCGGGTGAGTTATGCGCCGTTCTTGGCCATGGTGCGGAAGTCCAGAGCGCTCACGCCCGCATCCATCCGAACCTTGAACTCAACGCCGTCAACCTTCCATCCGTCCTGTTCTTCCAGAACTGGCATGGAGTTGCCGTCCAGGTAAGCAACCTCGATGGTGTCGTGAATGCCGCCATTCGCAGCGCCAAACCATTCGGTCGGGCTGACTGAATCAAGGCGGGAATCCGCGATCACGTCAAAGGTGTTGCGAACGCTGTTCGGAACGGTGTTGTTCTTCGCGGTTGCGCCAACCTCAAACTGAGATTCACGAACAACGTTGGCCGCGCCCTCCAGAGCCATCGGCACCAGCAGGTGAGCCATGCGAATGTTCAGGTTCGCGTTGCCGTCCTTCTGTGTGGCCATCGCAACACGCATGGCGTCAACAGAGCTGGTCGTGATGCCAGATGCCGACTGCAGGTTGTTGTGCGCGTTGTCGAACAGCGGGGTGCCGTCGCTCATGTTCGGGTTCGCCGTTAGGATGGCGTACACCAGATCGCCGACAGTGCGCAGTGCAGCGCGGCCCATGCGGTTCGGAATCCGCGTGAAGGCGTCCAGGTCATCGTTGATGATGGCCTGACGAGTGATGCTGAACAGCGAGCCGTAGGTGGCAAGCTGGATTGATTCAGCCCGGTCGCCCATGGTCGCGTACTTATATTCAGCGCCTTCCTGAACCTTGCCCAGTGTCGGGAAGGCGTTCAGGTCAACACGCGAGGAAACCTTGAAGTCTCCCAACTGGCCCGAGCGGGTCCACTGCTGGAAGGTTTCTTCGGCTTCTTCGGCGCCCATCAGCATGGCCTTGTTGGCGGTGTTTGCCAGTAGCTTGCTGAAATCGCCGGAACTGTGCGTGAAGGCAGAGGCAACAATGTCCATCTTGCTCATGCCAGCAACGGACTTGCCGCGAGCGTCCAGGCAGGCTTCAGCGAGGCCTAGAAGGGTCTTGCCGCGATAGGCGTTCTCACCCACTTCTTTCTGGGTCTTGATGCCGGCACGCATAGCAACAACATCAGCCATAGCGCTAACCTTGGCCTGGTTGCCTTCGTCACCGACGAACACGGAACCGGTCGGCTTCTGATCTTTGCCAAGCTCTGCGAGCAACTTGGCGCGGGCATCTTCGACGCCACATTCAACGTCACCGATGCACTGGTTGCGCAGTTCGATGTGCTTTTCAAAGCCCTCGAAAACTGCATTGATGTCAGAGGCGCGGGCTTTTTGCTTCGCCTGATAGTCAGACGCAATCCGCGCTTCAATTTCTTTCTGGTCAACCGGCTGATCGGCTGCTTTCTTGGCTTCAGGCATGGTGATTTCCTCTTCATGCTTTTGGGGTTTGTCAGCAACCGCTGACGGTGTGGTTTCTTTCTTCTCGGCTTTGCCAGCAGGTGCTGACGATTGGGGTTGAATTTGCTCAGGGGTCTTGCTGAACTGAGCCAACTGGTCGAACTTGGCGCAGGCGGCCATGGCCATCTCTCCCGCCAACTCGTCGGCAAAGCCGAATTCAACAGCGTCAGCGCCGGTCAGCCAGGTTTCGGTGTCCATCATTTGGCTGATTTCTTCTTCGGTCATCATTGACCGGCCATAGGCGCCGAGCAGGGTTGTCTTGATGGTGTCCAGCAGATCCGCGTTCTTGCGTAGCTCTACCGCATCGCCCATCGACACCATCCAGGGGTTGTGAATCATCATCAGCGCGTTTTCAGGCATGACGATATGATCGGCAGCCATGGCAATGACGGACGCCATCGAAGCGGCCAGGCCGTCAATGGTTGCCACGACTCGCGCCGGGTGCTGCTTGAGTTGATTGAAAATGGCGTTGCCGTCAAAGACAGAGCCGCCCGGGGAATTGATGCGCAGATTGATCTGGCGCAACTCTCCGAAGTCGGCAAGGTCATTGGCAAAATCCTTGGCAGAAATCCCATAGGTTCCGATTTCGTCATAAAGCAGGATTTCGGCAGCGCCCCCGCCCATCACTTTCATTTCATACCAGCTTTGTCGCTTAGGCATTGTTATCGCCCTCCTGTGACGAAAAAGCCCGCTCATTGGCGGGCTCGGTTTCGATTGTGATTTCTCGTTCTCGCAGCTTCTTTTCCCACTGCTCAATCTGGTCAAGCACTTCGTCCGGGTTGTCGCCCCGGCTGCGAATGATCTTCTGCGGGCTGGTGATGTGCAGGCGCAGATTCTCGGCGTGACCCTTGGCCTCTTTCGCCGGATCAATCCACGGCATGGCCGGTGTCAGGTAATCCACATCAAACAACGTGTCCCGATCCACAGAGGCCGGAACCTTGACGGCGCCACTCATGACAGCCATGCGGATAAACCGGCGTACCACGGGCGCGACAAAGCCGCTGATGAACTCATCGGACAGGGCGGCATAGTTCACCCACTGCTCGACAAGCTCCTGGCGTTGCGCGGAATAGGTGCCGTCATAGTTCTTACTGATGGTCGAATAGCCAGAGCTTGAGCCGCTGGCGATAGCCTTCAGCATGGAATCGCGGAAAGGCTGAAGTAGCGCCGATGGCCGATTGCTTTGCAGGGTGCCAACGTCCTCGCCGGGTGCCAGGTTGTCGAACACGGCGCCCGGGGAAAACTCAAAGGTGCGGTCTTCTTCGTCCTCGTCGGCATCGCCCTGGTACATATCCGGGGTGCCTTTCTTTACATAGGCAGCCATGGCCGCACTGATGCGGGCTGCTACGCGCTCGGCTTCCTCATAATCCTTCAGGTCGTTCAGGCGGTTCATGACCGCTGCGAAGATCGAAACGCCCCGGTTCTGTCGGATGCGATCGGTCATCTTCAGATGATCCACATTCTCGGCAGCGGTGCGGCGATAATTCATCTTGAAGCCAAACACGTCGCCCGGGTGCTGGTCATAGAGGTAAACGAACAGAGGCTGGCCCCACTCGTTACGCTCGACGCCCTGAATGATGCGGCGCCCTGGCGAATCAAAGTCGGCAATGTGATCCGCTTCCAGCAATTCCAGCGAATACGGAACCATTGTGTTGTGACGAAGCA